GTTTACTTTTGAGGTGCCTCAAGCCAAGTTCATGTCAGCGTACAAGAAGAGGTTTTGGGATGGGAAAATTAAATTATTCTCCCCAGGTACAGGCGAGATTTATGTTGGTCTTCTCCCTTATATTATTGCGTTTTGCGAGCAAAGGGGGTATGAAGTCATCCATAGGGACAACGAATTTTATGGACTTCCATCGACGGTGGATGAGTTCATTACGCCCCAAGGAATAGGGGAATTCGTAAAGTCACTCAACCTACCATTTAAAGTTAGAGACTATCAGTACAAAGGTATCTACGAAGCATTACGTCACAAACGTAAACTGCTACTGTCACCTACAGGGTCTGGTAAATCATTAATGATCTATGCTCTCGCACGTTTTTGGGAGAGAAAGAATCTAAGAACACTTATAGTCGTTCCAACTACATCACTCGTTGAGCAGATGTATAAAGACTTTGAGAAGTATGGTTGGAACTCAGAGCATCATTGCCACAGAGTATATGCTGGTAATGATCCTAGGTCTGACAAGGATGTGATAATAACCACATGGCAGTCAGTATATAAATTACCCAAATCATACTTTGAAAAGTTTGGTGCTATAATAGGAGATGAAGCTCACCTGTTTAAGGCAAAATCTCTGACTAGTATAATGAACAAACTTTATGATTGCAAGTACCGTGTGGGGTTCACAGGCACCTTAGACGGGACACAGACCAATCGTTTGGTGTTGGAGGGTGTGTTTGGTACTGTTGATAAAATTACTAGGACAGAGACGCTTATCAAGGAAGGTCACCTTTCTGAATTTGAGATTAAAGTTTTAATACTTAAGCATGATGATAAAGACTTTGATTCATATCAACAGGAAATGGATTACCTTGTTGAGCATGAGGGAAGAAATAGATTTATACGTAACCTGGTTTGTCAGTTGGATGGGAACACACTCGTCCTGTTCAACTACGTTGAACGGCATGGGATGCCTTTATTTGAGATGATAAATAATAAGGTAGGGAAAGACCGTCAAGTCTTTCTAGTCCATGGAGGAGTAGAAGTTGAAGATCGAGAAAAAGCAAGAGAGATCGCAGAGACGACAAATGATTCCATCATTGTTGCCAGCTATGGGACTTTTAGTACTGGTATCAACATTAGGAATCTTAACAACGTCGTGTTCGCAAGCCCCTCAAAGTCCCGAATTAGAAATCTCCAATCCATTGGTAGAGTCCTCAGAAGGGGAGTAGATAACCGTAAGGCAATCCTCTATGATATAGCAGACAATATATCTAAGGGGTCTAAAAGGAACTATACCTTGAACCATCTTGTTGAACGTGTGAAAATATACAATGAAGAGAGTTTTGATTATGAGTTCATTGATGTACGAATTAAAAGCAATGGATAACCCAGAGGTTAGACCAGAAGACAAATCAGATTTTCTCGCCGCACTAAAATTAGTGTCTGGTGAAGAAATTCTTTCTGTAGTATCCCATGTGCATGACGAGAATGGAGACTATCTTATTGTAGAGAATCCTATTCAGATCGAAGAGGTTATGTTACCTAACAAGTCACAGGGTGCTAAGGTTTCGCCGTGGATGAAATTTTCTAAAGAAGAAGAATTTATTATTCCTAAAGATAAAATTATTACTATCGTTGAAGTAGATACTGAGGTTCAAATATTTTATGCAATGTCTTTAAGAAGACTTAACGGTGATGTTGTCACAGATGCCCAAGGAAGGATCTCTACTGTAGAGGAAGCTCGTATTAAACTAGATAAGCTATTTGGTATATAACCCTTTCTGAACTCGCACACTCATATTCTACAGATGGAATACTGGTTTGTCAAGCCCCCATTGACATTGTGATCGTTTTGTTATAAAATATATGTACTCACCCATACAAATATATGGCAGTTAGAAAGAAAGTAGTCAGTGAGCATTATGTAAATAACAAAGAATTCCTTGAGGCACTTGTTATTTTTAAAAAAGCATGTGCTGTCGCAAAGGAAGCGGGTGAACCCCGACCACCCATTAGTAATTATATTGGGGAATGTTTTTTAAAGATTGCTACACATTTATCATACAAACCAAACTTTGTCAACTACATGTTCCGAGAGGACATGATATGTGATGGCATTGAGAACTGTGTACAATACATACAGAATTTTAATCCAGCAAAGTCAAACAACCCCTTTGCATACTTTACTCAGATTATATACTACGCATTCCTTAGAAGGATTCAGAAAGAGAAGCGTCAGTTGGAGATTAAGAATAAGATTTTAACTAAGTCTGGATACGATCAAGTATTCCATACGGATGACAAGACAGGACATTCAGACTATAATACCATTAAGGAGAACGTAGAGATCAAGATTAAGTGACATATCCTATTACTATTGTTGACAACTTCTTCGAGGATCCTGATGAGGTTGTTAAATTGACCAAGGATATTAAATGGTATAAACCTGATATTGGTAATTGGCCAGGTGAAAGGACAAAGCAAATTCATCACGAGTTACCTAGGTTCTTTAAGTATTTTGGTGAGAGGATCCATTGGTTATTCCATGACCAGACACCTGAGTACTGGAATTTACAGGCTCACTTTCAAAGGATCAAACCATTTGGAGATGACCAATGGGATAAAAGGAATCAGGGATGGATCCATCAAGACATTGACACATGGTTTGGTGGTATAGTATACTTAAATCCTGATCCCAGTCCAAACTCAGGTACATCCATCTACTCCACTAAGCAGGGATATTCTCTGCAGTATAAAGAAGAGATGGGAATGAAAGAGAAATTATATCTGGGTAAGGATTTTGATATGGATGAGTACAACAAAGCATTTGATTCTATGCGTGAGCAGTATGTTGAAACATGTTCTGTTGAGAATGTCTATAATAGATTTGTTTTATTTAATGGACAGACACATCATGGGGTTAAGACCTTTGGCACTAAGGAACGATTAACGTTGAATTTTTTTGGTATGGAGATGACAGGTAAGAAACCGCCATTGGTTCGTGCAAGATGAAGGTAGCAATTATAACTGATCAGCACTTCGGTGCAAGGAAATCCAGTCGTATCTTCCATGAATTCTTCAAGAAGTTTTATGATAATATATTCTTTCCTACCCTAAAAAAACGCGGGATCGATACCGTTCTTGATCTAGGTGATACCTTTGATAATCGTAGGAACTTAGATCTATGGGCTGCTCAGTGGAGTACAGATAATTATTTCTCTCGTCTTAAGGATATGGGTGTGACAGTCCATTCTTTAGTTGGGAATCATACTGCATATTTTAAGGATACTAATAAGGTCAATACTCTTGAGAGTGTTCTTGGTGAGTATGATAATATTAAAATATATGATAGTGCTACTGAGGTTATGATAGGTGGTCTACCTATCCTATTCATCCCATGGATAAATGCTGAGAACCATGATGAGACCTATGCTCTCATTGAACAGAGTGATTGTCCAGTAGCAATGGGTCACTTAGAACTTAATGGGTTCGAGGCACATAGAGGATACATCATGGATCATGGCCATGCTACTTCTCCTTATAAGAAATTTGATAAGGTATTCTCAGGACACTATCATCAGAAGAGTACTAGAGAGAATATAACATACCTAGGAAATCCATATCAAATCTATTGGAATGATTATAATTCCAAACGTGGGTTCCATATATTTGATACCAATACTAAGAAGTTGGAGTTTATACCGAACCCTTATGAGATTTATAGTAAGATATATTACAACGAAGAACAGTTAAATAGTAGTAGATTTGATTATACAGATTACACTAATAATTTTATTAAGGTTATAGTTGAAAAGAAAACAGATTCAGATAAGTTTGAATTTTTTATCAGTCAACTATATGCTGCTGGTGTACATGATATAAAGATAATTGAAGATCCTTCCTTTGAGCAAGACTTGAATGAAGAGATTGATTTAGATAAAGAAGATACTCTTACCATACTTGAAAGGTATGTGGATGATATGGAACACTCAGATAAACCTGCACTTAAATCTATTTTAAAAACTCTTTATGTTGAAGCATTGGAGATTGCATAATGTTTATACTATCACTCCAAGGAAAAGAAGATGAGGGTGCTTATGCTGTCGATGGAGACCAGGGTAAGCAGTTGGTATATATGTTCCTTGACAAAGACGACGCAGTGCGCTATGCTGGACTTCTGGAAGCTGATGACTTTCCAGACATGTCAGTTGTAGAGGTGGATGATCGAGAGATTATCCATGCTTGTGTTACACACGGTCATGAATATTATGTTGTCACTCCTGATGATATAGTAGTACCGCCTA